GCCTTATAGACTCTGACTACAAGGGTGAGTGGTGCGCAGTCCTCGAGAGCGCGAAGCCTGTGCAGTTCCGCAGGGGCGACAGGATTTTGCAGGCATTCGTCACATGGTCGTTCCGCGCTGACGGCATAGACGCCGATGACGCGGAGCGCGGCACGCACTCAGGATCTACAGGGAGGTAGCATGGCCATGACAATTGATGAGGCCATCAGGCATGCCGAGGACAAGGCGCGGGAATTAGGCTGTACGGAGTGCGCGGCGGAGCACTGGCAGCTGGCGTCATGGCTCAGGCGCCTCGCGGCACTTGAGGCCGACAAGCGTCTGCTTGACGCTATCGACCTGGCGAAGAAGCTCAAGGCGGCGCAGTGCCAGCTGAGGGAATTTCGACAGAAGAGGATTGAGGAGAAAGGAATGCACATCACAATTCACCCGCTCAGGGACAACTTCATCGCACCGAGGTACAAGACCAAAGGCGCCGCGGCTTTCGACCTGTACCTTCAGGAAGACCTTTATCTGACTCCTGATGAGCCTGCCAGCATCAGCCTGGGATTTTCTGCCGACATCGAGGACGGGTACAGCGTGCAGATTATCCCGCGCTCCTCGGTTGGTATGAACTGGGGAGTCAGGCTGTGGAACACGGTCGGCCTTATAGACTCTGACTACAAGGGTGAGTGGTGCGCAGTCCTCGAGAGCGCGAAGCCTGTGCAGTTCCGCAGGGGCGACAGGATTTTGCAGGCATTCGTCACATGGTCGTTCCGCGCTGACGGCATCGACGCCGAGACGGAGCTCAGGTACAAGCAGCTGACGGGCATCCTTGACCTTTTTAAGAACGTCAACTACTCCGTGTCATGGGAAAGCGACGGCGAACTGCCGGAGGAGGCGTGATGGCAGACTGGAGCTACGGCGGATATGCCGCGAAATACGGGGTTGTGAAGGGTGGCGAGTACGACATCGGCACAGGGCATGTAAAGTGCTGCGACCTGACGGAGGAACTGCCGGAATTCATGAAGCGGGCACAGGTCATCTTCGTTGATCCTCCCTGCTCGCAGGGCAACCTCCAGTCCTTCTACACGAAGGCCGGAGAGGGCAGGCCGTGGCCGTTTGACCAGTTCCTCTGCAAGCTGTTCAGCCATATCATGGAGATTGCGCCGCAGGTCTGCTTCATTGAGTCCTTCGCGAGCAACATCGATGATGTGAAGACCTTCATCAGCACAGAGTTCCGGTACATGGCGGTGATCCAGTCCCACTACTACCACAACCGGAAGAACCAGTGCTGGATTGTGGCAGGTGTCAACAAGGAGCCGGAAGGTTGGGAAGACTGGTGTATGTCAGTCCACGACATGGACGAGCAGTCAATCATCAGGGAGATCTGCTCTGCCATCATGCCGAAGAGTACCATCGGCGACCTGTGCATGGGGCGCGGCCTTGTCGGGTATTACGCCAATAAAATCGGCAGGCCTTTTGTTGGCACTGAACTCAACCCGAGCAGGCTTGCCGTACTATTCGAACGGATAAAAACAGGCAAATTGTGAACCGTATCACGAAAATATATGAAGAAATACGAAAAAAAAGATGAGCCTGGAAATCAGGCAGGTTGATTAATCAAGAAAAGATGTGTACCCGAAACAGTGCTTTTGGGTACATGTCGCGGAAACGTGTACCCGAAAAGGCGGTTTTGGGTACATATCGGACGGCAGGAGAGGAGTTGCGCCCCGGACGGCACTCATGATGCTTCCCGCCAGTGGACTTCCCGCCGATGGAGGCCGGCAAGTGTGCACTGTAAGGAGGCCTGCCGGAATAGTTAGGTACATTTTATGACATTCAGAGATGAAATTCAAGCTGTCCTTCCTGACCTTCTCACTGACCACAGCACCCACAGGCGCCTGCCTGTCGATGCGGAAACGCTCCTGCCGAGGTGGCGGAAGCGTCAGGCAGAGCAGGCGGAGCGGACGCGGACGAAGGCAGAGGTGGCTACTCCCTCATGGCTTGCGCGCGACATGACGGAGATGATAGAGGCGGAACTTATGGGCGACTGGCAGGCGTATGTCCGGGCGAAGTGTCTCGAAATCACTTGCGGCGAGGCTCCGTTTTTGTGCCAGATGTACGACTGCGTATCAGGCAGGCAGATACCGGTCAGTGAGCGGGGCGGCATTTTTGACCGCAAGCTGCGGCGCGTGTCTGAGCACTGTGAGACCTGCGGCAGATGGAACCTGTGGGCACTGCGAGCGCTCCAGTCCTGCTACGGCTACGAGTATCAGGCCGACAGCCTCGCCCTTGCGCGCATCAACCTGCTCACGGACTATCTCGACATCTGCGAGAGCGTCTTCGGCGCTCCGCCCGACGCGGTCATGATGACAAGTGCCGCCATCATCATCTCATGGAATTTGTGGCAGATGGACGGGCTGAAAGGACAGACGCCTGACGGCAGAGAGTGCCTGATACGTGACTGGGAAGCTGGTGAGTACGTGAGATGGAGCGAGCTGCTTGATGGTTGCAGGGGACGGAGTTGAACCGCCGAAAATCCAGGTTTTAAGCCTGGTGAACTATCCGCTATTCTACCCTGCACCTGAAAAGATGGCAGGAGCCTGCCATCAGCGTTAAGTATAGTTGACAACGCTCAGGCTGTCAATCTTTGAAGTGAGTCCTGTGAGCCCGCTCAAACTCCTTGAGCCATTTGCCGTCGCCGAGCCTCTGGGTGTAGTACTCGATGCCTTTGTTCAGGCGTTCCTGTACCCACTCTTTGCCGCGTCTCCTGACAAGATCGTTGAACTTCCACATCAGGAACCGCGCGAACTCCTCCTCGCTGACCGCATGACCTTTGAGCATCTTCTGCCACCTGTCATAGCCTGCTGTCGCGTGCTCCGCGTACTCGTCCATCTCCTGCTCAGTCATGCCGTCCTCCTCCACATGTACACCGCGATGTACGGCGGCAGTATCGAGAACGCTGCACCGCTTCCCGTCTTGCTGATGGTTATCGCATGCGTGTGCGCACCTGCCGCGGCGATGGCTACCGAGTGCGTGTGCGCGCCTGCTGCCGCGATGCTCAGGTTGTGCGTATGCTTGCCGTTTGACGCTACGGTGACGCTGTGTGCGTGCGCGCCTGCTGCCGCGATGCTCAGGTTGTGCGTATGTGCGCCGTTTAATGCTATCGTGACGCTGTGCGCATGGTCGCCAGCCTTGCTGATGGTCAGGCTGTGATAGTGCCCGCCGTCAGACTTGATGGTAAAGCTGTGAGTGTGGTCGCCTACGTAACTGGTAGTAAAACTGTGATGATGGTTGCCGCTTGAGGAGGTCGAGCCAGTCCACGAGCGGGAGGCGTCAAAGCCTGTTACATAATCAGGGTCACCGCTGTTTGAGACAGGGACCGTGCGCCCTCCCGTTTTGTAAAACGCGCCTGAATAACTGGGTTCAGCGCCATCATCTCCGACACCCGAGAACGATCCCGTGATGTTCATCGAGCCGCGTGTGTGCGTATGCGAGCCGGCATACTCTGTAGTACCTCCATGCGAGTGCCCCCCGTCTCCCGCTGTCCTCAGGTTTCCGCCGTGGTCGTGCACTCCGGCAGTACCCATCGATGACGCGTGATCATGGCTTCCTGCCGTGCCGGTCGAGGCATTGTGCGCATGCGCGCCCGCCTCAAGTGCAGAGCCCGAGTGCGCGTGCGCGCCTGCTGTGCCGGTCGAGGCATTGTGCGCGTGCGCTCCGTCCTCAAGCGCAGAGCCCGAGTGCGCATGCGTTCCTGCCGAGCCGGTAGATGCCCCATGAGCATGCGCCCCTGCCGCCGTCTCTGTCGCGGAGTGGTCATGCGCGGGCATTTCCTGCACCGTCAGGGCGTGATACGCGTTTCCGCCTGTTGTGCCTGCCTGCCACGAAGAGCCTGCCGCCATGAGCATGCGCCCCTGCTCGATGGCCTGCCACGTGCCGCCCAAAAATGACGCCGGAGAGATGTTGACGACAGACATGTAGATTGAGCCGACGGGATAGACCTTGTTAAGCAGGTCAGCCACAAGCAGAGAGGATGTGTAAAAGTTGCTGAGCGCGTGCCAGTACTTACCCTCCGCCGGCTTGATATTCGTGCTCGCGCGCAGCGCAGTCCATGTCGAGTTGTTGTATGAGCAAAGCGAGCCGGCGGGGTATGCCGCGCTGCTTGTCCATGACGGCACGCCGCCGTACATATAGAACCGCACCCACTGGCCGATGAGTTTGTAGAGGCCGTTGAAATCCTCACGCTGAGGGGCCCGTCCGCCAGCGTCAAGCGGCAGGGCGGTCAGCTGGGGAAAGAGTGCCGTCATGGAAGCGAGGCCGCTCTCGGTGTCTGTCGTCTCCGGAATCTCGTTCACGTCCGCTGTCGCGCCGAGCTCGACAGCCCATTTGTTAGGTTCGGTTACGGTAATTGCCATTATTCAGCCTCCTCCGAAAAGTCCGCCATCACAAACAGAATCTCAATCGCCTTGAGAGCCTTGAGGCTCTTCGCATCCGCGATTGCCTTCTGCAGCTTCCATTTCTGCTGGTAGAGCATCGCGCCGTTCATCTGAGCCTCCTTGAGCAGGAGACGCAGGTTATCAAGCGTCAGCTGATGGTCGCCGTTGTCATGGTCGCGGAAAGCTACAGGCTCCTGCCCGATGTTGATGAGCCCTGAGAGGTTGTCGCGTGAGCGTGCGTCTCCGTCCACGACAAAGCCGAGGCTTGACTTAAAGGTCATTCCGCTGTCTTTGCGCTCGGCGTCAAAGCCTGTGGTCGCGTTCTCCACCTGCATCAGCTTGAAACCCTTCATCTCCGCGAGCGTCAGGCTGATGCTGATGCCGTCCTCCGACACGTTGTCCTTGCTGTCCGCGGGAGTGTGCACCCAGCGCCGATGGAAATCGGGCATCTCGGTGTCGGGGTAACAGGCGCATTCATAGCCGCGCTCCGACGCCCCGGCGATGAAAGCCGCGCCCCAGGCTGTTGACAGCGTATTGTCGCCGCTGTACTTGCCGTCTTTAATACTGTAAATCATCTAGATACCTCCGGTAGGTTTTGTCCAGACTGATGAGAGAGCGATGGCAGTCAAAGCGGATCCAGCCTGACCGCCATGAGTGATACAAATCCCGATAGTCTGTAATGCTGATTTTACCGCATGCGGCAAGCAGATACAGCGTTTTGAGCCTCCGCCGCTCACGCGTGAAAGTCTCCCTGACAGGCCGCATCAGGAGCCTGCCCGATGCAGTAAAGGAATAGCGGATTTTGCAGAAGGTGAAGCCCTGCCGGAGCGGTGATATGTGCGTCTTGCGCTCACTGATGAAGAGTCCGAGCGCCGCCGCCTGCCGCCTGATGCCGTCAAGGACAGAGAGCAGGAAGCTGCGGTCATGGTGCAGTATGTATATGTCGTCCATGTACCTGCCGTAGTACCTGCATGACCTGACCACCTTGCAGTAGGTGTCTATCGGCGTGGGATACCATACTCCGGCAATCTGCGAGACCGGAGCGCCGATGCCGACAGAGCGGCGGAGGACACGCGAGCCGTCGCGCAGGCCTGCTGTCTCGTAGTCCGCGAGGGAGTTGTACGGCACTGCATCAAAATCGGTGTCAGTGTAGGACACATCGGCGGAGTAAGGCGCGAGGAGCATGGCAAGCAGTGAGCGTATGCGCGCGTCTCTGACTTTGGCGTCTATGGACTGTATCAGTCTGTCATGCGGTATGTTGTCAAAGAATTTGGCGAAGTCGATTTTGAGCACCCAGCCGTCAGCGCCGTACCGCCTCTGGTACTCTCTGAGATGCGCCGCAAGCCTCGCGCGCGTGAATGCCATGCCCTTGCCCCTGAGGCTCGCGCCGTTGTCGTAGATGAGATACGGCGTCAGGGCAGGCAGTAAGACCGCATCGCACAGCGCGTGCTGCAAGACCATATCAGCAGGATCCAGGGCGCGGATAAAGCGCCTGCACCCTCGCTCATTGACGATGAATTTGAAGCCCTTTCCCGGCCTGTAAGTGCCGTCAATCAGGCTCTTGCGGAGAGCGGTACAGAAATGGAGTCTGTCGCACGTGATGCGCTGTACCGATGATTTCCAGCCTGACGATTTCTCCAGCTTGCGGACGGCGGCAAGGAGGTTTGTGATATCGGTGAGACGCTCGAAAGGCGTTGAAAAAGCGGACATTTTTGCCCTGTTTCGTGATGGAAAAGCGGACAGGGGGCGCGCCGTTTGGAGCCTGACGACATATCGGCGGGCATCAGCGCGCGTGTTTGACTTTCGTCCGGACTGCCTCTCCTGCCCTGCATGACCGGATCGGGATTTACCCTACACATAGCCCGGCCTGATAGCATAAGGGGCGGACGCCATTCACGTTAGACGCGTTGTTGGCGTTGGCATTGCCGTTGCCGTTGACATTCGCGAAATTCGCAGACGAGACGACAATAAGAGACAGACCAAAGAGATTATAGCGCAGATTTGAGTTCGCGGTATCTCTTGTTGTCTGACTTGCGCCAGCCCTTGAGCAGGGCAATCTCGTACTCCACGCTGTCGCACAAAGGTGTGTATTTTGTCAGGTCAACGGGCAGGATATTCGCCGCAAAATCTATCTCCTGATACAGCTGATAGCAGGTTGCGATGGCGTTGTCCTGATGCTTGCGCCTGAGTTCCGCATCGGCGAAAGCGGTCGGATAGATGGAGTTGGCGGCGGTGACGGAGAGCACAAGCCGCCGAGTGAGGTCGGCAAGGCTCTGCCGCTCAAAGTCGATGAGCCATGCCGGAAACTCCGCTTCCGCCGCCGTGATGCCGTACTTCTCCGCAATCGCGAGGAATTGCGCCCTGTCGTCAGCCGTCATGCGCCGCGTCTCGATGTCCAGCTGTCTGACCTTGCTCTTTACGCCGAAGTCTTTCAGCAGAAGCGTCATGATGTCCTTGCGCAACTTTTGAGCAGTCGCGTAAAACTGCATCTTCGACTCGGAGCGAAAGCGTTTGAGTACTGACACTTTGTACCTCATTGAATGCCGCCCTATCGGGCGGCGGATTGAAGATTATACGAGCAGGGCGAAGGGGCGGACGCCACCCACGTAAGACGCGCGGTAGGCGTCGGCAAAGCCGTTGCCGCCGACAAGCGCGAAACCCGCAGCCGAGACGACATCGCGAAGCCACCACCACTGACGGTTATAGTTTATCGCTTTTTCGCTGAGGCGGAAAATCGACATCTGACGGGTAGCAACTCCAGCTTCCCATGCCGATGATGAAAATGCGGGCATGCCGTAGACCATTCGCTCGCACATAAGATTGCACTGAGCGTCATACCATCCCCAGTCAGAAGACGCGCCTGTCCACATAGGCGCACCTGACGATATGGAAGAGGTGTTTACCGCTCTGACAATTGAGTCTCTGAACGTCAGTATATGGTCAGACCCAAAGGCGTTGACAATGCCCGTAGCGCACGCCGGAATAGTCTCCTTGTACATGCGCGAGCCTGCGTATCCGCCCTCAGTCGTGTTCGTGGCGTTCATGTTGGCGCTGAAAATCGGCGCCTGCGGCACGATGACGACATGATGAGTCTCCATCGCCGTATTGTCGCCCTTGTGCCACCAGTAGTCGCAGTCGGCTATCAGCCAATTGACGGTGTACGCTGTGCCGGAGATGGTAACCTGCTTCGTGATGTAGTCGCCGGGGAAAATGTCCTTAAAAGTGCCGTTTGCGATGTTGGCACTGACTGTGCCGTTGTTGAAGGCGGCGGTGATGTCACGTCCACCCCACATGGCGTTGTGCGCCTCAGCGCCGTCAGGATAGGCGGCGTACCACTGGGCACGGATAGCCGATGACGCTAACGCAGTGACGGGGATTGTGATGTTGCCCGAGCCGTCAAAGCCCGTAGCCGTTCCCGTAGCTGCGCCTGAGAGGGCGATGGTACGCTTGGCGGCAAGCTTGGTCGCCGTAGCCGCGTTGCCGGTACAAGAGCCGGTGATGTTGGCTTTAATAGCGGCAGGAAGCTTGAGCGTTACCGCCGCACTGCCATTGACGCTGACAGCCTCGCCTGTATTAGTGCCGTCACTGTCAGAGATTGCCACGTTGCGGGCAGTACCCCAGTTAGCAGTCGTAACGTTAGCGGTTCCGTCAAACGCCGTACCGTTGATAGTGCGCTTCACGGCAAGCTTTGTCGCGGTCGCGGCGTTGCCGGACTCAAGCACCAGCTTCTGCCATACCGCGGTGTTTTTCCCCGGAGTGACTGCCCCGGCGTCTGTGCCGCTTCCGTTGTCTTTCAGCGCGAGGTAAAGTGCGCCGGAGTAGCCCACTACCGCCCCGGCAGGGTAGTCGGCAGTCGCGTCATATGACCACACGCCGCCGCGCTCGATGAAGTACAGCCGCTCCATGATCATCTTGAGAAACGCGTTAAAGCCGGTGCGCTCCGGCGCCTTGCCGCCTTTGCTGAGCGCCAGCTGATAGATAGCAGGCCATAAGTCTGCTATCGACGGATAGAGCGCACTGCCTTTTTCCTGGATCTCGCTGACATCAGCGGCGCTTCCGGGGAGGACGCCCCATTTCTTCGGCTCGGTAAATATTGCCATAAGATCTCCTAGAGTTTTGTTATTCCATAAGTCGCGAAGGTTCCGTTGTCAAAATTCTGCAGCTCCGGCGCCCCGGCAAAGCCGAATGTCGGCGTGATGACCTGATACATTTCCAAACCCACACCTGCCGGGAGCCACGGCAGGTTGTCGAGCGAGGCCTTGTCGGACTCCGAGAGCGGGGAGAGTATGAGGATACGGAGTACCATAGTGCCCGTGTGCAGGACCTGAACGTCAGCGTCAGGAAAGAGCATTTTCATCATCCGGTTCAAGCTGGCAAGACTGCTGTCGCTGATGTTGATAAGCGCCTTGAGGAAGACATACGTCCTGTACATCGGATCCGTCAGCCTGACCTTGCCGAGTATCTTTTTATAGAAAGGTGTCACATTGAAAGTGCCCAGGCGGTCATTTTTGACGCCCGCGGGAGGATCAAAGCCGAAGTAAGGATTTGTGTCCTCTACCGACAGGTACGACCTGCCGATGGCGACGATGCGCCCCCACACGTCGAGGCCATAGCCCTCGGCGGAACGCGGATTGACAAGTTTGCGATACAGCAGGTCAATGTCGCTCTTCGGATTGATTGCCTGCCAGAAGGCGTCTATGACCGCGCGCATACGCTTTGAAGTCGCATACTGAGACTGCACCGTCTCCGCGATATCCCATGCGTCAAAACTCGTGAAGTCTTTCATTACACCACCTCGACTGTGATGCGGTCTGAAGTCAGCGAGGGATTGCCGGTGATGGGCATGTAGGCGGTCTCGCCCCATGTCTGCCCGTCAGCCGACACCTGGATTTTGACTACCTGCGAGATGCCGGAGTCAAGCACCGAGGGGATAAAGCGCGATGCCAAAACTGTATCGCCCGGAGCAACACGCAGGATAGGATTGCCGCCGATGGTCGCAGTGCTCTCGCCGTAAAAGTTGTTGTAGACGGCAGATTTTACGGTCTTTTCGTACTCATCGGGCAGGCTGTCCCTGCCGGCCAGCGTGACCTTTACGTATACATCGTACTCGTCAGGGCGGTAGAAAGTCACATTTTCCACCGCGCCGGTGTATGAGTCAGTCACGCTGACGGTCGTGTTTCCGTTGTAGTCGCAGCCTGCCGAGCAGGAGTTGTAGATGGCTTCCGCGATATCCTCATCACTGCCGCCGACAACGCTCACAAAGACGCTGTGAGCCTTGATAAAGTAGCCGTCAATCTCAATCGGCATGTTCGTCTTGTTCTCGCGCACAATGCAGGAGACGACATTCGCGCAGTTGGCGACACGCGCGTAGACTGCCGCGATGGTGCCGCGGCTGTTGAGGCCGACAGACGCGTAGCGGCGCGCCTCAAAGGCTCCCTGTGTCTCGGCGTTCTGTCCTACTGTCGCCGCAGCTTCGTTCGTCGCGGTATCCCAGCCTGCCACCATCGTGTTGATGCGCGAGAGCGTTCCGGCGGCGGCGGATATGAGGCCGGCGGACTGGCACTCAAAGACACACTCGCATGTGCCGTCGGCGCCGATGGTTACAGCCTCAGTGTTTTGCCAGACGGTATCATCGGCAGTGCTCATGACCTGAGCGGATACAGGTATGACCGTGCCGGGCAGGCCGGTGCACTTTATGACCGCACTTGACGCGATGGCGGGCTTGCGCTGCAGGAAGTAAATCTCCGCGAGCGCGTCCTGGAAAATGCCCGTTGCCTTCAAAGGGTTGAACATGTTGGCGAGATAGAGCACCTCGCTGTCCTTCTGGACTATCGATGCGGTCTGCGAGTCGACAAGCTGCCCCGCCGGCGTCTCCGGCTCGGTGTTCAGCTCTGCGGTGTTGTCGGAGCGGAAGGCCTGCTTCCACGCCTGCGCCACCGCTGCCCTGACGTCTGACACATCGTCAGCCGAGAAGCCCGTCTGAGGGTCAAATGTCAATGCCATAAGTTTCTCCGTCCTCCATAGTCAGCTGAATGTCTCCAGTCAGAGTCCGCGGCGTGACCGATGAGCCATCAGGACTCTGCGCATCCTTCTGCGCGAGCACAAGGTCTTTCACCTCTGCCGCCCTGACTCCGTCAACGCCGAGCGCTGCCTGCCTGACGACAGCGCGGAAGACCGACATCGCAGGCTTCCTGCCGAGCGTCAGCGCGAAATGCGGTATACCCCTGTCCGCGTCATAGTATGCGTCATCAGTAAAAAGCCTGACCGCGTTGGCGACATTCTGCGCCACTGCGTAGTCTCCCGCCGAAGTCGCTATCCTGCCGTCAGGCGTCAGGCTGAGATCCCAGTCCGCGTCAAGTGTGAGCGTGTGCCCGTATGCCATCTTTCCTCCTTACAGCGGCGCGCCGGTAGTGCCGCCGCTGTCGCCCCTGTGAGTGTGTGAGAGATAAGGCTTGCCGCCTGCGGTCATGTCGCCGGTCGACTTGATGCTTCCGTTGACGGTCACATCTCCGGTGATGCTCACCTCCGGCGCAGTGATGTCAACTTTTTTGGCTGTAACTTCGACAGTTTCATCAGTCTCTATTTTAACACCCTTGGGTGCATGGATAATGACGGTCTTGTCCTGTTTTATCTCAATCCACACCTCCGGTTTTTTGGTGTGGATCGCGCCGACCATGACGGAGTCTGACTGGCTGAACTGGCGGTAGGAGCCTGCCGGAACCGGCTCCGATGTGCCCTGTTTTATGCCCGATATGTCCTGCTTGCATGACGAGAAGAGCGCGATGTCTCCGGGGACGGGGTCGATGATGAGCGCGGCAATGCCTCCCTGGACCCTGACATACGGCAGCTTACTCATGCTGGGCATGGGGAGGCTTTTGCCGCTGGCGTCAGCCTGAGCGGTCAGCTGGGTAGCCGATACCGCTCCGGAGCCTGAGCCTGAACCCTTGCCGGAGCAGGCGTCAACCCTGCCCACGAATGAGGTGGTCAGCCCGTTCCTGAGCTTCTGCTCCATCGCAAAGTCGAGGGCGTTGTATGCTCCGGTGTCGCTGTACGCGGTATCAAGGCCGCGCTTGGTATGGTCATCAATCTGTGCCATTACGCGTATTTCCCGTTAGGTGATTTGTTTGGGTAGAAGCCTGTAATCTGGCTCTCCCATGAGCCGTCTGAACCGTTCGCTGACAGCTTGTGCGTCAGCTTCACGATGCGCCATGTGCCGGAAGCCTTCGGCACAATCGTCTCAAGCTGCACCAGTCCGCCGAACTTGAAGGCAGGGTCAAAGATGGCCTTGCATTCCACTCCGTTCTGCGTGATTGTCGGATAGCCGAGCAGGCCGGAATCCTTCGAGAGCACGACGGTCTCGCCCTCCCTGCCCGCACCTGTCGGCACAAGGACTGCCTCGCCGTCGTCCATGATGAGGTCTGCGCCGATTTGGCTGGCGCACTGCTGAGCCTGCTGTACCGGGGAACCGCTGAACACGCAGTCTGAAATCTGGGTGTCAACCCCCTGGTTCTGGAACGTGAACCCCGCCTGCTCCATCTGACCCCTGATGAAGGCGTCAGCCTTCTGCGTACCGTTGATGGCAGTCGGACCTTTGGCGATCATGCGCCCGAAGTAGCCGACAGAGGCTTCCATCTTGAACTTCACATCAGGAGCGGCGTTGAAATCCGCTCCGGCTTTCGTGATTGTGCCGCTGAACACCTGCGAGACCTCATGGTACTCATCGCCCGCGTAAATTGTCAGTTGGTTATTCTTCACGTAGAGCGGATCAAACGCAAGCGTTGACAGCTGCTCCATGTCCGCAAGCCTCATGCCCGCGATTTCTACAGACGCCTTGCCGCACTCCGGATACGCGAGTTTCTGAATGGAGCAGGTCATGGCGAGGTCTTCAATCGTCTTTGTGTTCCCGCCGTCCTCAAACTCACCCTTGTACAGCTGTATCACGATGCGGAGCTGGCGCCTGACGAATGATGTGTTATTCATCAAGCGCCTCCGTCTCATCATCAGTCAGCCAGTACAGCTGGAAGCGCGTACCCCACTCCGCAAAAGCCGGAGACTCCTGCGTCTGCGGAGTGCCTGCCTGAGCGTCAACCACGTAAAACTGTCCGCGGAAGCCCCTGAGCGGATAAGGGAGTACCGGAGTTGTCGGCTGGCAGAGCATGCCCTCCGCAAGCAGTGTCCGCCCGACAGTAAGGTCAAGATACATGAAGCCCGCGCGCTCAAAGACATGGAGCGAGCAGACCTGACCGTCAAGATCAATCTGCATCGACTGATTCGGATAAGCCGAAAGCGGTATCTGTATCATCTGCTCCTCCTAGCCTCTGAAGTAATCTCTGAGCGACGTAAGAGCGGAAGTCTCTCCGGTCTTTTTCGTCTTGCCCGAAGCTGACGACGTGCTGGTACTCTTCGCCCGCACCCTGCCGCGCTTCTGCTCCGGTGCAACCTTGGTATTCGTGTACTTGCTCTCCACCTGCCTGACCTCCTCGAGGCCGATGTCGATGTACGCCACATCGAGGCCGTCCTCAGGCTTCCGGCTGTACTGGAGCTTCACCATGTTGTAGTCCTGATACACGTTGTCAGGCGTGATGAGTGTCAGCAGGTCAGTTTGTTCCATCATCACCTCAAGGTCAGTCAGTGAGCTCATAAGCTCATTGGGCGTGCCTTTTATCGCTACCTGCAAACCGATGGCGGCAGGCGCCGAGGTGCGGTTGTACGAGACGAAGCCGCCCTCCTCGACAGGCGAGGAGATAATCTTGCACTCACCGCTGTAGTCCATATTCATGAAGACGCTGAACTCGACAGCATCAGAGAGATCTTCACTCTTGCAGATTGCCCAGCCGGACTCCTGAGGCCTGTTGAATCCCTGGAGCGCCTGATAGTTGTTCTGTATGGCTCCGTATCCGCGTATGACAGTCTCAAACATGGCTCCTCCTTACTGCACAGGTGACATGGCGCCGTCCTTGAAGACGCCTGTGACGGTATTGCCAATCTGCTGCGCGGTTCCGCGGTCAGCATTGCCGTTGATGGTGATGTTGACCTCCTGCCTGCGGTTGTCGTTCCTGGTATTTGACACAGTAGAGTTCCTGAAGCTGGACACGTTGGAGGTATTGACTGGTGCCGCCTTCACCGTCTGCGCGCGTCCTGCTCCGGCAAGGATCTGCTGCACCTGCTGTCCTGCCTGATGCGCCCGCAGGACAAGCGGCACGATGCGCTCACGCACCTCTGTCCTTTTTTCTGTGATCTTCTCGGTCTTTACCGCCGGGGCGCTGACGCCTGTCCGTACAGGCAGAGCCGGCTCACGGGACTCAGGTTTTCTCTCTGCAGCCCCTCCGGTCTTCACCGCCGGAACATTGTCAGCCTGTACAACCTGAGTCTGCTCACGCTTTTTGCGGCGTGCTATTATTGCCTGTTTCTGCCGCTCAAACTCCGGGTCTGCCGGTGTGTGTTCTGCCAGTTCCTCACGCTCTTCACGCTTGCTGTCGGTAATGCCGAGTGCGTCAGTTACCGATGATATGCCACTCTTGATTTTGCCGAGCGCTCTATCAAAAATTCCGGTGATTTTCCCCCAAAGATTGGAGAACCACTGCGTCAGCCCGCTGAAAACATTCTCGATATCATCAACAAGCGCCGAGGCGCCGTCCTTCATGTCCTGCCATACGCCGTTGACGGTGTTAAGCGCCGAGGTAAACACGCCGGCAATCCTGTCCCAAAGGCTTGAGAACCACTCGGTCAGCCCGGAGAAGGCGTTCTCGATGCCGTCAACGAGTGCACTGGCGCCGTCCTTTATATCCTGCCATACGCCGCCGATACCGGACTTTGCCGAGTCGAAAGCTGAAAGCATGGCATTGCCTGCACTGACAGCTCCGTCACTCACTGACTGCCACACGCCGGAAGCCTTATCCGCAATCCAGCCGAGAGCCGGAGCGACAGCAGCACCCATAGCGCCGAAGGCCGAACCGGCATCCTCGGCGAGGGCAGACGCGCCGTCCTTTATGTCCTGCCATGCGCCGCTGAACGCCGATGCGATATCCTCTGCCAGCGCACTTGTTCCGTCTTTTATGCCCTGCCATGTGTCAGAGACAAAGTCCTTTGCCCTGCTGAACCCGGTGCTGATAGCGTCTCCCGCTTCTGCCGCCTTATCAGAACAGAGCGACACGAAGTCAGAGAGGGCATTCGCTCCCTGCCCGATGAGGTCAGCAAAGAAATCAGTAACGGCATCCCATGCGCTGGCGATATCGTCAGAGAGCGCGGAGAAGCCATCGGCGATACCCCGCCCCCATGACACAAAGAAGTCGGCAACGTCTTCTCCGAGAGCCTTTGCGCCTTCGCAGACGTCATCCCAGTTTTTGTACAGCATCCACGCGGCAAGGGCAACAAGCCCAAGCGCAAGGACGAGAGGATTTGCCCAGACGGAGGCGGTGAAGGCCGTCCATGCGATTTTAACGCCGTTGATGATGCTGGTTACGACCTTGAAGGCAGTGAAGGCGGTCAGGAGGACCCCGAGAGCCTTTGCGAGACTGAGGCCGGTATCCTTCAGCCATGCAATCATTTTCGCAAGCGCGACAGTGTCGCCCTTGACGAAGCCCATTGCCTTCCACAGTGAGTCGAGACTGCTCCTGCCGCCCTTGAGGTAGACCACGAGGTCATCAATCGCGAGAGCAAGCGCAAGCACCAAGCCCACGATCCATGTGATGGGGTTTGCGAGAAGCACTGCCGCCCAGCGCACAAAGACAGGTATCAGGACAGTGCCGACAACTGTCCCCAAAATCTTCAGGAACCTGATGATGTTGTCAGGGTTCCGCGAGACCCATGACGTGAGTTTATCGAGCCAGCCGAGCATCTTCTCCATCGCAGGCATGATGGAGTGCATGACCGCGGCGGAGAAGTCG